AGTGGGCCTGCTCCTCAAGGAGTGGGAAACCTTGCGAAACCCCAGCCTTCAATGTCTGTGCCGTGCTGGGGATAGATGGTTGCGCGCAGAGTCACAGAAGGGCCAGCCTAGGCTGGTGGGATACTTCGGAAAGTTCCCAGGGTCTTCGGTCCTTAATGGAAAGGAGGCCGCTCTTGCGTGATCATAGAACCACTGAGTACGCGTGGTCATACACGCGCACTTGGAACAACGCTGTATGTGGAAACTCATCCACCACTTACACTGGAGGACAGCAGTCCCTCTCGAAAGGGAGATCTGATATAATCCAAGGTAACCGTGTGATGCCCACATACTATTTAGCTTACGAGAAAATCTTAACTCCTTTGGAGTTTGATTGGCGAGATACGTTTACTCAAAACGTATTTTGCAACGGCTGGTACTATCCTCAGTATCTTTCTGAGAAAGGTACACGGTCGTCTCTCGTGTCGTGGATACAGTTGAATTCGTACAACTCACCCGCGACTCCCATCGTCTCGTCGAGTGTAAGAAACTCGGCGCGAAACCGGCTGCTTGCTAAGCTTGCCGAGAGCCCGATTGATATTGGGCAGTTTCTCGGTGAAGCCGTGCAAAACGCTGGTGAATTGACGAGGCTCGCCCTTCTTTTGGGTCGAGCCCTACTTGCGATTCGTCGTAAGCAGTGGAAAAAGCTAAATAAGATCATTAGAGGTGACTCTAATGATGTCGTTGTTACTGCGGCTAACAGTCACCTTGCCATAAATTATGGTTTGGTACCACTCGTCCGTGATCTTGATGGGGCTATGCGCCTTACTCTCGATTCACTTAAAAGTGGTGGCGTCTTACGCAAAACTGCAACAGCCGTTGACGACTTAGGCTCCAAGAAAATTGGGTCCTATCTGGCAAAAGGCACTCTCTTAAATGGCGCACAAGTAGGCGTCATATATAAGATTGCTAATCCAGATCTTGCGCGTTTAAACGCTTTGGGATTTGTTAACCCCTTTGCGCTTGCGTGGGAACTGATGCCGCTCTCATTTGTTTTCGATTGGTTTGCATCAGTCGGAGATTTTCTCCGGGGTTTGTCAGCCCCCCTCGGCCTAACTTACATCGGTGGCTATGAAACCACCTTTATAAGAACGGACGTGGAAATGACTGACATGTATCTTGCATCCTTTGGAACAAGATATCAAGGTCAGTTTCCGCATTGGAGATTGAGAGAAAAGGGTATGAAACGGGAAGTTCTCGTTTCATGGCCCAAATCAGGGATCGTAATCCGCGGTCTCCTGAACTCCAACCAGATTGCGTCGTTACTGGCGTTAATCGTTCAAACTCAGGGAAAGCATTAATATGCCCTCTGTTACTAACATCACGGTCAATGACCGTGAGGCGACTCCTGTCGCACACGTCTATACCCCGCAAACCCGTAAAGGGGATGTGTGGTACTGGGCCCGTCGTGACGGTACACCGCTCGGGGATGAAACCCTGACGATGTCCATCGTTCAGACCGCTGGTGGGCTGTACAAAGTACGCCTACGTATGGTTGATCCCGTTGTCGTCACTGAGACGATTAATGGTATCAGCGTCCCGAAGATCGAACGTTCGAACTTCGTGAGCTCCGAGTTCACTTTCTCGGAAAGGTCGTCGCTCCAGGAGCGGAAGAATATCGTTGGTAAGTTTGCCAACGCATTCGCCACCTCGCAAACGTTCATTCTGAACGTTGTGCAGGATCTGGAAGGGATTCACTAATGAAGCCCCCGGTTAGCTTTCCTGCTACCCGGTGGCTCATTAGCTTCTTTCTCAACAAAGCTTCTAACCTGAAGTCTAAGTTGAGGGGGATGTCCCTTCTCATTTATCTCGTTGTAGCTGTTGCCGCAACTATTGCTGTGACAAAAACCGTAGATTCCATTTCTTTGGAATATCTGCGACTGCTACTTGAGAACGGCGATTCCGCAGGTCTGACCTTCGAGGATGTCCTTAATCGGATACCCTTGATCCTTCAGACCAATACCGACTAATGTCGGTTGTCCTGACCTACCATAAGGAGGTAGACAATGACCTTCACAATCCGTAAGAACGGTTGTGGCAAGACGCAAGTGAGTTCTCGTAGAGCCAATAAGCGCTGCGCGAACCACTTACCAGAGCACATCGGAAAGTCCTTCCAAAACGAACTCGTTAATCTTATTGACGAACTAGCTAGGAAGGAGGGTGGCTTTAAAAATGTGTATCTTCAAAGCGAACTTCTCACGAAGTATTGCGGCGAAGGCACTGCCACTCCCGATGAGCGAATCAGCGCTGCCATTGCAAAATGGTTGCTGATCGAAGCACGCAACATGCGTACGAACATGCGAATCCAACTTGGAGACGCAGACTTTGGTTGGACTACTTCCGATCGTGTCCTGCAAAGGGCACGGAAGTATATAGCCCAGGTACTGTCTGTACTAGATTATCCTCGGGTCTTCTGGGGATCGTCTCATACAAACGGTGCTTCTACGCGTGTCCGTCGTAGCGTTATTGCTGCGGCGTCAAAGTGCACTGGTATAGCACATGTGTCTCAAACTGCGAAACCTCACTGGACCCGAGTTGTACTTAACACACAACTCGAGGATCAGACGGTTGAGCAATACGAGACTTCTGTGTTGTTCACAGTCCCTAAGAATGCGGACATTGATCGGGTGGCTTGTAAAGAGCCTGAGATCAATATGTTTCTGCAAAGAGCGGTAGGATCACATATAAGATCCCGTCTTAAGAAGTTTGGCATTAATCTTAATGACCAAACCATTAATCAAGGTCTAGCTCGCTCAGCCGTAAGGCTTGGGTTAGCTACCCTTGATCTCTCTGCAGCAAGCGATTCTATCACTAAACAGCTAGTTTTCGAACTATTGCCGTTTGAGTGGTGGTCATTGCTTGATGACATACGCGTTAAGGAGGTTCGCCTCCCTGATGGTACTATTCATCACCTAGAGATGTTCTCATCAATGGGTAATGGTTTTACCTTCGAACTTGAGTCTCTCCTGTTCTGGGCTCTTACTAGAGCAGTTGCTGCTGAAGTCGGCGTGAAAGGACGCATCTCTGTATTCGGTGACGACATAATCTGCCCAAACGAGCTTGCCCCTCCTCTTATCCAGATCTTTTTCTGGTTAGGCTTCAAGGTAAACGCCAAGAAGTCTTATTGGAGAGGTGAGTTTCGCGAAAGCTGTGGTGGTCACTATTACAGAGATTGGGACGTCTCCCCATTTTACATATGGGAACCCGTCAAGAAGAAGACGGACGTCATACGCCTGCTTAACCGTCTCCTTGAATGGAACGGTCGTGGTTTTGGGTTCTTAATTGATCCTGAAGTCGCCTCCTTTCATTATAAGTGGTCGCAGGTTATCCCTCAAGCTTTGTGGGGAGGAATCGACTGCGAAAGCATAGGTTCTCTCGTCACAGGGCATCTTCCTAGAAAACGATTAATCTACAGACAAAAGCAGATTGATCGTCCAGAAGATGGGGCGCTACTTCACTGGTTTACGGTTGCAGAGGCTTCCGGCGCAAGCCGGCTCTCTTATGACCTTGATCCAGACTGGAGTTATCCAGGTGTAGCGATGACGCACTCGAACGAGAACAACCCGTTCGAGGTAGACAGTAACTTACAAGGCGCCTACTTTATAGGTGACCAACCATCCTACTCTTCAAAGGCTGGTGTAAGTTACGGTGAACGCACTACATGGTCGCCGTATTTAATATACGGCGAATCACACAGTGCGACCTCATAGCTTTTGGCATGAGGGCTGGGAGCTAGCGGGCAACCGCTAGTAGAGTCACTTCTGTGACCCCTGGAAAGAGCTT